GAAACATATTAACTAACTCAATTTGAGAGGATAAAGCGATGGCATTTCAAGTATCACCAGGCGTTCAAGTCAAAGAAATTGACGCTACGAGCGTTGTACCTGCGGTGTCCACCAGTATTGGTGGTTTTGCAGGAGCCTTTAATTGGGGTCCGGTTGAAGAAGTTAGACTCGTGTCGTCTGAGGACAACATGGCGTCGATTTTTTCTACTCCAGACAACAATACGGCTAAATACTTTTTAACTGCGGCATCTTTTTTAAAGTATGGTAACGCATTAAAAGTAATTAGAGTAGTTGATTCCACAGCCAACAACGCGTCGGTTGCTGGAGATACAACTCTATTAGTAAAAAATGAGGATTCCTATGATTCGCAAACATTTACCCTTGCAGCGCAAGGTGCATGGATTGCGAAATATCCAGGAGAACTCGGAAACAGTCTGAAAGTTTCAGTTTGTTCTAGAAGTGCAGATTTTAGTGGTTGGGACCACGCTGGTCAATTTGACTCAGCACCTGGTACCTCCGATCATGCTGTAGGTCTTGGAAAAACAGGAATCGCAGACGAACTTCATGTTGCTGTAATTGATGAAAACGGATTAATCTCTGGCACACCAGGAACTGTATTAGAAACTTTTGGTTTCTTATCACAACTTTCTGATGCTAAAGATGCATCTGGAACTTCAATCTATTACCCAACAGTAATTAACAACCAATCAGAATACATCTGGTTCGGCGACCACGAAGCTGCATTAACCGATGCTAGTGAAACTACTTCACAACAAGCTGCTGGTTCTGCATTAGCAAATCACAGTGGTATTGTTGACAGAGTACTTACGGGTGGTGTTGACGGTAATTCACCTACTGCTGCTAATATTGCAACTGGTTTTGATTTATTAGAAGACGCTGAAACAGTAGATGTAAACTTATTATTTGCAGTCCCTGATGCTAACGGTTCAAACACTATTAGTGCTGACTTAATTAGCATTGCAGAAGCAAGAAAAGATTGTATGGCATTTATTTCACCGCCAATTGAAGATTCAGTAAATTCTACTGATCCTGCAGGCGATGTAAAAGCATTTGCTGATACATTAAATTCTTCTTCTTATGCTTCACTTGATTCAGGTGCAGTATATGTTTACGACAAATATAATGATGTATATCGTTGGATTGGTTCTGCTGGTTTAACAGCCGGTTTATGTGCAAATGCTGATAATGTAGCTGATGCTTGGTTCTCACCTGCTGGTGTGAATAGAGGTCAATTACTAGGCGTCACTAAACTTGCTTATAACCCAACTAAAGCACAGAGAGACATGTTGTATAAAGCTAGAGTGAACCCACTGGTTTCATTCCCAGGTCAAGGTACAATGTTGTTTGGAGATAAAACATTATTGTCCAGACCTTCTGCGTTTGACAGAATCAATGTAAGAAGATTATTCATTGTATTGGAGAAAGCAATTGCAACTGCTGCTAAAGCACAGTTGTTCGAATTCAATGATGAATTCACAAGGGCTCAATTTAGAAATTTAATTGAACCATTTTTAAGAGATGTAAAAGGAAGACGTGGTGTAACAGACTTCTTAGTAGTATGTGATGATACAAATAACACAGGTCAAGTAATTGACTCTAACAGATTTGTAGCAGACATCTTTATTAAGCCGTCTAGATCAATTAACTTCATTACATTAAACTTCATTGCAACAAGAACTGGGGTCGACTTTTCTGAAGTCGCCGGCGGTTAATAGGAGGAAACAATGGCAATTTTAGGCGTAGATGATTTTAAATCCAAATTAGTTGGAGGTGGCGCGCGTGCTAACATGTTCAAGGTTACTGCTAACTTTCCAAGTTATGCACAAGGTGATGTTGAACTAACTTCTTTCCTATGTAAGGCTGCTCAGTTACCTGCATCAATTATCGCTCCTGTGGAAGTAAATTTCCGTGGTAGAAAATTACAAATGGCTGGAGACAGAACATTTGAACCATGGACTATCACAGTGATTAATGATGTAGATTTCTCAGTTAGAAATGCATTTGAAAGATGGAGTAATGGTATTAACCAGCACGTTGACGGTACTGGTATTGCAAACCCAACGGAATATATGGCTGATATGATTGTAGAACAATTAGACAAGTCAGGTAATCCTGTAAAGAGATATGATTTTAGAGGAACATTCCCTACTAATATCTCAGCAATTGATTTAAGTTATGATAACGAAAATCAGATTGAAGAATTTACTGTTGAACTTCAGGTTCAATATTGGGAGTCTGATACCACTAGCTAAAACTGGTATAAATAATATTAGACGGAGGGGATTTAGTTCCCTCCCGATAATATAGAGGATTAATTAATATGGCAGAATTTTTCGGATTCGAGATTAAAA